GACCCGCTTTCGCGGGTCTCCGAGCTTAGCCGCTTCTGAATCACCAGCCCTACTAGCGTAGTAGCAGATACTCTTACTGGGACATAGACCGATGCCTAGAACATTGCGATCGCGTAGTCGCCCTGGTCTGTCTAAAACAGGCAAGGTTTACTATTCGGTCGACGATGTTCCGAAGCTCACAGAGACAAATACGTACAGTACTGGTACTGATACGTGTTCTGACTATGTGGGAACTCCTATCGTTGATTCTTCCTTGACTATCAATTCTAGCCGACCAAAATCGGTTCAGAACGATATCTTAGAGGTCAACGGTAAGGCAACAGTCTACTGGTTCGGTAAGAGCACTCATATGTTCGATGGTTGGCCTGTTGCTGTTTCGACGACGTTAGATACGACGCCGTTAGCAGCGCCTTCCGGTTGGATGCTTGATTTGGTGGCTGGTACAAACCCCAGTCGCCCTGTCATTTCTCCTCCCATGTTGGCACAGGACTTGATCGAACTCCCCAAGATGGTCTACAACCTCGGGAAGCTACTCCAAACACCAGGCCGTGTCGCGACCCCAGCCGGGATTGCGAGCGAGTACCTGGGTATTAAGTTTGGTTGGCTCCCCTTGATTGATGACATCAACCACTTGTTGAACGTTCAATCCTACGTTTTGAAACGTAGTAAAGAACTAAATCAACTCTACAGTGGCAGGGGACTGCGTCGTCGACTCCGCTTCGGTGAGAGTACAGCGAATGAGCGCCGCAATACCGTTCTTCGGTATGTGGGGCCCAACTTCACATCGATTGACTACGATGTGACTGTTACAAAGCGATCGTGGGGTACCATACATTGGTATCCTACGTCGCCTCCGCCGTATTCTCCTAGTGATGACGAACAACACAAGTTTGCAAGACGGATTGTCTTAGGGCTAACCCCTGAAGGGATAGCTCGCGGGTTATGGGATGTCATCCCATGGACCTGGCTACTTGGTTGGTTTACTAATGTTGGTAAGTATACCTTGGCATACTCCAACACTGTACCTGCTCGACATGGAACTGGTTGTTTCATGTCTCAAGTCAGGCGTCATTACCAGCCGGGTACTGTAAAGTACTCCGGAGCTTACACTGAACGCTATGTTCAGGGTAAGGGGTCGTTGACACTGGTCCGAAGTACCCGTCAGGTATCTTCGGCCACCTACGCTGGTGCGAATCTTCCATTTCTGGATGGTTCGCGACTGTCAGTTCTAGGAGCGTTGTTCGCACAGCGTTTCATGCGCTGACGATCAACTTCCTGGAACAGGACAACTCTTATGCTTGGTAGCTCTCTCGTTATTACGCTCGATGGTTCGGGGGGTACTGCAAAGACCCTCCCTCTCATCAACCAGGATGGTTATTCGTCCGAGTACTACTTGGACGATACCACCGTGACCTACCGCGCGAAAGTGCGGCATTCACGGGACACTGTCAAAGCTGGCTCGCAGCCGTTTGATCGTCACACCGTGACGTTCACTCGGTATGTCAAGCCTACTGAGGCACTGCCCCTGGGCTCGCAATCTGAAGTCACGTTCATCATTAGAAATGATCCGAACGGGACCCTCTCTGACATCATTGATGTCTCCGAGGCCATGTCCTTTTACATGGTCAAGGCCGGAGGGATTGCGGCAAAGCTACTGGGCTGGGAATCTTAAGCGTAAGCTCAAGAAACTTTGCTCAGTTCCGGTGGTACCCTTTGGGTATCACCGGTATGCGAAAGAGTCACACAGCCATAGATATCAACCAAAGGAGGAGTCCTTATGGTAGATAAGAATAGCTATGCAGAGTTTGTCCTAGGCACGCTCAATGCGCTTTTGAAAGATTGCGCATTAGCCTACCCGGCACTCACCAAAGAGTTTGTCCGTGATTCGTCACGGCTGAGCTCTGCGATCGAGTCGCATGGTATCCGATTTGCGTTGGACACCATGCCTGCTATGCGTAAGCACTTGGACAAGTGTGTGGCACAGCAACACCTAACCTTATCGCATCTGACCCACTTTGGGCCAGGGCGGAAAGGAGAAGTAGTCCCCAGACTATTCAGGGGATTATTTCTTCGTGTTTTCGATCGTTCTGGTGTACTGAAGTGCGATGCGGATGCACACGCGCTACGTCTACTTCGTCAGCTTTTAGGAGCTGTGAGGAAGATGAAGCTCGAGTGCGATCTTGGTGACCGCTGTGAAGCGGTTGCTGAGTTCTTCCGCATCGATGCAGCAGTCCATCCTGGAACGCTCAAATGGGCAGACCGTGATGGATTGGATGAGACCAAGCTTGATGCGCTCTCTTTCGAAGAGATCGCGCAAGATGGCCCCGGCCAAGCGTGTCTCGAAGACACGCCTGCTGTTGCCAATATCTCTTATGAGCATGCTCGGTGCATTCAGCGAGTTGCTGACTACATATCGAGTAAGCTTGGATCTTTCGATCCGGGAGAATGGCGCTTCAAACATGGACCTGGTGCGGTTGCTGATCAGGATTTCGGAGCGTATAGATACGCCTTCGAAACCTGGCCAGATAGGCTTGAAAGGGTATTTCCCTATGCAGACTTCGCTCACGCGAACTATGCATGCGCAGTACCCGATCTTTGTACAAGTAAACCAGGACTGGCTTTCCTTAACGAAAAGCCCGCCCGTTTGCACGCTGTCCCAAAGACGATCACGACTCCTAGGCTTATTGCCTCAGAGCCCGTGGCTCTTCAATGGTGCCAGCAGGCAATTAGGGATTACATGTACACCCGAGTTTCTGAGACTCTCTTATCGAACTTCGTCGACTTTCGTCGACAAGGTTTGAACGGGAATCTAGCACTCGAGGCCTCCCATAGTCGGTCTCACGCGACGATTGACTTGTCGTCCGCGTCTGACCGCATCTCTCCTTGGCACATTGAGCGTCTTTTTCGAAAGACGCCTACACTCCTCATGGCGCTTCAAGCGACACGATCGGTGTGGATGGTCCAGGATATTGATAAGAAGAGTCCTAAGTATCATCTACTTAGGAAATTCTCTACTATGGGCAACGCGACCACGTTTCCGGTACAGAGTCTGTTTTTCCTGTCTATTGCTCTTGGTACTCTCGTACATGTACGAAAGGCCAGGATCAGTGACATGTTCTTCAGATTTCTGGGCCGAGACACGGTCCGAGTCTTCGGTGACGATATCATCGTCCCCGAAGACTGTGCTGAGCAGGTTGTGCAAGCTCTCGAGGCCTTCAACTTGAAGGTTAACACCAACAAGACTTTCACAGAAGGAAACTTCCGTGAGTCCTGTGGTGTTGATGCTTTCAATGGTCACGATGTGACCACTGTGAGCATCCTCGACTTGCCCGAACGTGCCCGTCCTGGTTCCGTTGTATCGTCTGTCGATGTGCACAATAACCTCTGTGAGGAGGGATATATGCATACCGCACAGTACATACAGAAGACAGTCGCACGTGTTGTATCAAGTAAGATACAGTGCGTGTCACACGGATCAGGAGCCTTTGGGTGGTCTGATCGGTTTGGCTTGTATAAAACTAGGTGTAAAACCCGGTTTAGTACAAAACTGCACCGACCAGAGACTCAATGCCTTAACCTTCGGGTTAAGCAGCAAAGACGACCTCCCAAAGGAGTAGCCGCGCTTCTTCAGTACTTCACCGAAGTCGCTGAAGTGGTTACTAGTGCCTCATCGACACTAGGAAACCTTGCGCAGCGGCCTAAGGTTAGTCTGACCTTAGGCTGGGCGGCCTCGGGGACCCGCACACGGTGAGAACCGTGTGTGGACTCGAGGTCGGAGGGACCCTACGTAAACATTCGTAGAGGTTTTTCTGGGGAGAC